GTACTAATTAGATTATGGCCACAAACTTCAATTCAAGTCTCCAACGCTTCTTCGGGTTTAATCTGAATCCGAAGAACGAAGGGGATGTTGACGCGTCACCGATCCAGAAGATCAACGATGATGGCGCTGTTGTTACTGCTGCAGCAAATGGCTATTATGTATCCATGGACAGCGAGGTCTCGCTACAGAGTGAGCGTGATCTCATCAACCAATATAGAACTCTAGCACAAATGCCCGAGGTAGCCTTCGCTATTCAGAACATTGTGAACGAGGCAATCGTTATTGAGGGCGACACTGAGCCAGTCTCCCTTAGTGTTAATGATACTGACAAGAGCGAGCTCGAAAAAGAGAGCATTCGTGAAGCATGGGATGAAATCATCACGCTATCAAAATTCAACACCGATGGCTATCAAATCTTCGAGCGCTGGTATGTGGATGGAAAGATCTACTACTATGTAATTCTCGATGTTGAAAAGGGTGGCATCAAAGAAATTCGACAGATCGACCCACGCAAAATTCGCAAGGTCAAAACCCACACTCGCGAGATAAACGAGAACGGCATATCAGTAATTACTGGGGAAGAATCCTACTTCTCATACACCGAATCTGATTCGGCAGGAACCACATCAGCAGTTCGCCTACATGAAGATTCTGTTATCTACGCCCACAGCGGCCTGATTGATTCAGTATCGGCGCAGACCAAGGTCAGCAGCGCCAGCAATTCAGTAGAAGTTCCCATCATCAAATCCTATATCCACGGAGCTATCAAGCCTGCGAACCAGCTACAGCTTCTGGAAGAGGCAATTCTCATCTATAGACTTGTGCGTGCCCCAGAGCGCCGAGCCTTCTATATCGACATCGATGGTATACCGAACGCAAAAGCCGATCAGTATATGAACGATATGATCAATAAGCTAAAGAATAAGGCTTCGTACGACGCCAGCACAGGTGTGCTGAATGAAGGCAAGCGTCACATGGCAATGATCGAAGACTTCTTCTTGCCACGACGCAACGGAAAGTCCACAGAAATAACAACGCTACCGGGCGGACAGGGTCTTGGTGATCTGAATGATCTGGAGTACTTCCGCGACCGTCTAATCAATTCTCTATATGTGCCGAAGGCTCGGTACCAAGCGGATGCAGGGTTCCAGATAGGAAAATCAGATGCTGTCTCTCGCGATGAGATAACCTTTAATAAATTCATCACGAAGCTAAGAAACAAATTCAACGACTTCCTATATGGTATGCTACGCATCCAGTTGGTGTCTAAGGGTATCATAGAGAATACCGACGAGGCTTGGAACAACCTCAAAACCGATCTATCCATCACATACAACACTGATAACTACTTTAGCACGCTCAAGGAGTTGGAAATTTTGACATCTCGCCTGGCAGTAATGGGCGATGCGGACTCATACACTGGTAAATATCTAAGTAAGAAATACCTCTCTACTCATGTTCTGGGTCTGACTGAAGATGAATTCGCGCAGATGGAAAAACAGATCAGAATTGAAGCTGGTGATGAGGTAGAAGAAGAGGATGATGACGACGGTGGCTTCGGAGATGACGTCGGTGGTGGAAATGACTTCGGTGGTGGAGGATTTGAGCCAGCTGAGAGAGGTCTAGACATGGGTGGTGGCGATGACTTTGGTCAAGACACTGGTCCAGAAGAGCCCAACTTTGATCAAGACCCAATACAATAATTTACAAGGTAAACCATGGCAGAAATTTCAATCACAAAACGACAGCACGACGCCGTAATCACAGTCACCGGGACTGGCGCAGTTACAGTTACCCTCAATAATCTTCGCACTGCAGATCAGGCAGCAAGAGGTGACACCGTGACTAAGAGCGAGATCACCGCCGCTGGTTGGGGGTGTGGCGCGAGTACAGGCACTGTAGTTAAAAACTCAAAAGTAGTTGTGGCTGCACCAGGAAGCGGCCAGCTCATGTTTAACCGCGACTTCGGTACCAGCCTTGGCATAGAAGGTGGCAGTGATTATGTTATCGATGCTGCTGGAGGTACCATTGTACTTCGCGTATCTAAGAATGTAGTCTTGGCTTAAGGAACGAAAATGTTTTTAATCAAAGAGTCAATCGAGAGCAAACTTCTACTCACTGAGTCTGCTGGCACCGCGGGGCAGAAGTTTACCTATATGGAAGGCATTTTTGCACAGGCAGAGAAGCCCAACCGCAATGGCAGAATCTATCCACTCAGCGTAATGAAGCCTTCAATGGAGCTGTACATCAACGAGTATGTGAAAAAGAATCGCGCACTAGGTGAGATATCTCACCCAGAGCAACGCCCAGACGCAAGCCCACAATTCGCCAGCCACTTGATTACAGAGCTACAATTCCGAGGGAATGATGTATACGGAAAAGCCCGCATCATTGAAAATGCCAACGGACAGATATTAAAAGGTCTCCTAGCATCTGGCGTTCAGATGGGAGTATCCACTCGTGGGCTGGGAACAGTCACCGAGTCCAACACTGGCGTTAATATGGTAGATGATGGCTATGTCATCACCGCCATCGATGCTGTTGTTGACCCAAGCGGTATCGACTGTTTTGTCGATGCTATCAATGAATCCAGAGAGTGGCTAGTTACAGATGACGGCAAGATCATCGAGCGTACACAGCGTGCGCTAGCGAGTGGCAAACTGACTGAGTCTAAAAAGATTGAGCTATTCGCAGATTTTATTAGATCTTTGTAAATAAGAAGAGGTAACTATGACAGAAAAAAACAAACGCATCCTTTCAGAAATCAGAGCCCAAATGGCAGAGCTAGAAGCACTGTCCGAGAAAAATGCAGAAATTGAGCTTGGTGCTGAATATGATGAACTGAAAAAGACTCTGGACAAGAAGAAAGAAGATGAATCCAAAGCTGGGGTAGCTACCCCGGAAGAAGATGGACAGAATCTGTTCTCTGATAGTGACCTGGAAGATGTAGCAGCAGAGCAAGAAGACAAAGCTGCTACCGAAGATGATACTCCAGTTGATCCGGTGGATACAGAAGCATCAGAGACTGATCCAGAGACTGATCCAGAGAATGAAGTGCCCACAGAAGATGCGGACCCAGTGGAAGATGAAGAAGATTCAATTGAAAATATTGCAGCAAGACGAAAACAAAAGATGACAAAAACTACAAAAGAAGAAAGCGTTGACAGTGCATTTGTTGGGTCTGAACTATCAGAATCAGCAAAGATCAAGCTACGCGCTGCAGTGAATGCAAAAATAAATGAAAAGACAAGAATTCTTGAAGCACAGTTGAAAAAGACTGAGCTTCAAACTCGCCATAGACTTCGTGCTATGGAAGAAAAGGTTCTGGCAGAGGCTAAAAAGGTTGATGAGTATGCGAAATATCTGAAACTTGTTTCAGAATCTAGCAATGTGAAAAAGGCCAACACAGAACAAACTCCTAAGGCAATTGTGAAAAATGCAAGGATCGATGAACTTCGGGCCATCGAGAGACGCGCTATTCGTAACAAGGTGCTGCAGGAGCGTAGGCAGACACTGAGAGAGTCCACAAAACGAAAAGCCATAACTGAAAAGTTAGAAAAGGCAATCTCCCTATCGGAAGAAAAAGCTCGTCGAGTGGTAGCGGGTACAGAAGCCAGAAAGAAAATTAAAATTGATGAAGCGGACAACACACTGCGCAAACGCATTGCTGAACGCCGAGAAAAATTTCTGAACGAAAACCGCAACAATTCAACAGAACTGTTGTCCGAGGCTGATACACTGCTCACAACAGCAGAACCAGCACCAGCATATGCAGACGCACTGTTGAATAGTATCACTTTCTTAGATCGTATCTCCAAATAGTAATCTTATCAACCTTAAAAGGAAAATATATGACAAATCAAGTTATTTCGACTCAGGAACTCCTGAAAAAATGGGCCCCTGTTCTAGAGCACAAATCTATGCCAGCGATTCAAGACGGTCAGCGTAAAGCCGACGTTGCGATGTTGTTGGAAAACCAAGCTCGTGAAGGTGGTCTTCGTGCCAACCTGATGAACGAGAATGCCGGCAACAACATGGCAGCTGGTACATCAAACGCTGGCTCAAACGCTGGCTACGATCCAGTATTGATCAGTATCATCCGCCGTGCTGCTCCACAAATGATTGCATACGACGTTATGGGCGTTCAAGCAATGCCTCAACCAACTGGTCTCATCTTCGCTATGCGCGCACGCTATGGTAAAGATGGTGGTGCTAACTATGGTGATGAAGCACTGTTTGACTCTATCAAAAGTGGCTTCTCTGGCGCAGGTCTAGACGCTGGTGGAAATCAGCCATTGACTTACACAGCTTTACCAGCAGCGGTTACACAAAACGCAACTTATGCAACTGGTACTGGTATGACAACTGGCGCAGCAGAGGTTCTTGGTAATGCAGGAACTCCATTTGCTGAAATGAGCTTCTCATTCGATCGCGTGACGGTTACGGCCAACACTCGTAAACTGAAAGCTAGCTACTCTGTCGAACTTGCACAAGACTTGAAAGCTCTTCACGGTCTTGACGCTGAAGGTGAATTGAGCACAATCCTTTCACGCGAAATCACTTCTGAAGTGAACCGTGAAGTATTGGGTTCGATCTACAAAGATGCGGTCATCGGCGCTACTACCACAACCGTTCCTGGTCTATTCGACTTGGATGTTGACTCTTCAGGCCGCTGGTCAGTTGAGAAATTCAAGGGTCTGATGTTCCAAATCGAACGCGAAGCCAATGCAATCTACATGGACACCCGTCTCGGAAAAGGTAACATCGTTATCTGCTCTGCTGACGTAGCATCTGCTCTGAGCATGGCTGGTCTGTTGGATTACAACTCTGCAATGAGCGGTAAAGAACAACTGAATACTGACGTAGCTGCCCACGGCACTTACGCTGGTGTCCTGAACGGTCGCTACAAAGTGTATATCGATCCTTACCTCAGCACTGCTGGCGACAAGCACGTAGTGGTTGTAGGCTACAAAGGTGGTAACCGCTTTGATGCTGGTAAATTCTACTGCCCATACGTACAGCTGCAAGCTTTGCGTGGTGGTATTGATCCAGCTACAATGCAGCCAGTTATCGGTTACCAAACTCGCTACGGTTTGCAAGACAACCCATTCGCGAAAAACG